GCCCCTCTCTTTTTATACCACGATTTGGAGAGTCAACATGTAGTCCTCAATGCAAGAAGGAACTGCAATCTCGGACCCAATCTCTTTATAAAAAGAAGAAAGAGGAAGAAGAAGCGAAAGAAGGAGGTCTTACGAGAGAAGCTCAGCGCTGGCTTAATATGAAAAAAAGAGGAACTAAATCGCCAGTTCCTTTCCACGAACAAATCAAGCGAATGGAGTACTCCAGAGTTTTTGGGAAACACTCGGAGGCCCCCCTTTACTACAAACGGAAGGGGTACGGTAAATGATGCCATTAGTATACGGACTATGGAGAGATATTTTGGAATATCCCACCTCAAAAGAAAATAAGATTACAGCTATCTGCGCAATCCTACAGGTCTATAGCGCTCTTCTAGGGATGACTGATGATGATTTCAAAGATCTAACGCATCAAATAGGAACTTCCTACACGGGACCCCTCCCTGATGCCTACAGCGAAGAAGTAATAAGATTCTACGAGGAGAGCAAGAGTCATGAGTGAAGAATACAGAACCCAAGAGTGCAATGAATGCGGGAAAGAACTTCCCCTATTTGAGTTTGGGTTTTCTCCCAGTCGAGGGACCTGCTTCCCAAAGTGCAAAGAATGCACGAAGAAGAGAAGAAAAGTGTGGTACCAAAAAGACCCTAATCTGTCTTACAGCACATGGAGAAAGAAGAAAGCTTTTCAGAAGCAATGAAGAAGAGAGGGAAGACTGTTCTTAGAAAACAAAACAATACGGTGAAGATATGGACCTACCATCAAACTTACAGAAAGATATTTTAAATACTGCTGAGATAGCAGAGTACATGCGCGTTACGAAAAGTACCGTGGCCAACGCTCTTCAAAAGGGAGTGATCAAAGGAACCCAAATGGGTGGGAAGTATGGCATATGGGTAGTACGCCAAGAGGATTTTATAGAGTATCTCAAAAAGACATTCCAGATTCCTGATGAGGAGCAAGAAGAACTGGCTCTTGATGAGAAAAAGGTGGTGGACATTACTTCTTGCCTCAAGCCTAAGACAGCTACTGCTGAGAGTAAGCCAATAACATGTCGTGTGTCTCCAGAGACTCTAGACAAGATAGATCGGGAAAGAGCCAATACCCTTCCTATTCTTAGTCGCTCGGCTCACCTTGGGAAGGTAGTAGACAACATTTATGTTCATTGAGCAGCTCAGTCAGACCCAGCTAGACTCTTATCAAAAGTCAGACGCTCGGATCAATATCTTTGAGGGTCCTGTAAGGGCAGGGAAGTCTTTCATCTCAATGCTGAGGTGGCTGGAATTCTGTCGAACTGGACCTTCTGGACCTCTTTTGATCTGTGGGAGAACAGATAAAACCATAAAAAGAAATATTATTCTTCCTCTTCAAGAGCTCGTTGGAAACGCTTTAAATTACTCAATTGGAAAGGGGGAAGTTACTCTCTATAATAGGCTTATGTATGTTGTCGGTGCCAATGACGAAAGGGCAGAGGGTAAGATACGCGGTTCCGAGTTCGCCGGCGCGCTAATTGATGAAGCAACATTGATCCCTGAAGGGTTTTTTAAAATGTTATTATCTCGATTATCTGTCGAGGGTGCTCAGTTGTTTGCTTCTACAAATCCTGATTCGCCATATCACTGGCTGAAAACAGACTACATTGATCGGCCGGATGAACTCAACATAAAAATATTTTCCTTTAATATACGGGATAATCCTTCTCTTAGTGAGAACTTCATTGAGGAGATATCGCGGGAATACCAGGGACTCTGGTACAAAAGATATATCCTCGGGGATTGGGTGTTAGCGGATGGAGCTGTTTATGACTTTTTTAATGAAGATTATCACGTTATACAAATGCCTCAGTCTGTCGCTGATTATTACATTGTGGGTGTTGATTACGGGACTACTAACCCTTGCGTATTTTCTCTTATCGGTTATAACCCTGGTGGTTACCCTAATATGTGGCTGGAAAAAGAGTATTATTTCGATTCTAAAAAAGAACTAAGACAGAAAAGTGATTATGATTATGTAAAAGATTTACAAGAATTTGTTACCGGATACAATGTAAAAAGAATCTATATAGATCCTAGCGCTGCCTCCTTTAGGCAAGAGCTACGAAGAAATGGAGTAGGAAATGTCGCTGACGCTATTAATGATGTCCTTCCAGGAATCCGATTTACGGGGCAACTGTTAACCAATGGTACGTACAAAATCTGCGCCAACTGCACCCAAACGCTCAAAGAGTTCAGCAACTATCTCTGGGATTCGAAAGCCTCGCAAAGGGGCGAAGACAAGCCGATTAAGCAAAATGATCATGCTATGGATGCGCAAAGGTATGCGCTCTATACGCACTTTTTTAACAAGAAGCTAGGCCCGTCAATGAACGAAGATGATGCCGAGAGACTAGAGGAAATATATGGATAAGTGGACTAGGGTGGATAAAGAATTACCTGTAGCCTATAGGAGCGTATTAGTCTGTACTCGCACATTAACTAAACTTTACCCTGGGTATACCTATATAGGTGCCTATGCAGCGGCTCACCAGGAAAAGACAGGTGAAGTCTGTTTTATAAGAGAGTTCGATAATCATTTAGATGATGAAGCAACACACTGGATGTATCTACCAGCTTTCCCAGAAGATATGGAGCTACAGGAACCCAAGGAAATAAAATGAAGAAACAAACTAAGAAAGACAAGATGGACGAAAGCTTAGGTATGCGCCGTGGTAAAGAGTCCACGAAGAAACAATCTTATAAGAGCAGGCGGCATGAGTCTACTGGCATGAAAAAAGCCATGGGACGAGGCAGCAGCAAAAAAGGTAAGTAAATGGATAAAGAATATATGAAAGAGAGAGAATCCAGAATGAGACATGAGACAAACGCAAGTTATTGCGATGTTCCCATTGTAGCTAGATCTCCCTCTTATCAACAACCCGTAGAAGAAGCAGTCGAGCAAACTCGTGAAGCTTTAAAGCAAAGGACCCCTCGTTATGGCCACTAAGAAAGTAACGATTGGAAAAGGAATGAAAGTTCCTCGCGGTAAAGAATCCAAGATGCAAAAGAAAGCTGGAGGCTCCAATGTTGGAGAGTATAAAAACGTTTCCTCTAAAGATTTTGCGGGACCTTCGGGTGGTGCACCAAAAGGTAGCTATCCGATTAATACAAAAGCTAGAGCGAAAAGCGCGTTAAAACTTGCGCACAATGCTCCTAGGCCCTCTGGTATTAAGAGCGCAGTATATAGAAAGTATCCTGAGCTTAGGGACAGCAAGAAGAAATAACACCAATGTTATCATTTTGGTAACGTTTGTGCAGTCGCGACCTCGGACTTAAATAAGAGACTGGAGTTATCCCAGGGAAAGACGGTAGCCCTTCGAGATCCGTCGACAAATTGAGGATGGGCAAATTTACTGGCTGAACCACTACTAGCCAATTAAACAACACGCGGGGTTGGAGTAGCTCTCCTTTCGATGCCGTATCATCGGCCTCGCACTTTCAATACGGTGAGAGTACAACCTATTTGTGAGTGCGAATGTCGACTGTTTACGACGGTTTATCGATTGTTAATGAGTATAACGATTACTACCAAGAAGCCTACTATGCCTGGAATCCTTTCTACCCATTAGCCGATAGAGACCTTCGTTTCTATTTAGGAGAGCAGTGGGATGAGAAAGAAAGGCAGAAGCTATTCCAAGAGAACCGCAATGCGTTCACCTACAATCTAATCCGTAAAAATATCAATCTTATCCTGGGCTACCATATCCAGCATCAAAATAGTCCCGTAGTTCAGCCCCGAGAAAGTACTGATCAACAGTCTGCCGACGACCTCACTGAACTCCTTCTTTATGCTTTCGATACCGGAGAAGGGTATAGGCATATTAGCAATTCCTTTGGTGGAGCGCTAAAAACTGGATTTAATCTTTTAACAATGTGGATGGATTATCGTGACGACCCAATCAATGGTGACATTAGGTTTGGTAGAGAGCCTTATTCTGGCTTTATTACTGATCCATATTTTACGCAATTAGACTTCTCCGACTGCTCTTACGTCATGAGAAGAAAATATCTTAGTCCTGAGCACGCTGCTTCTCTCCTCCCAGGGATGGAAAAAGAGGTCTATGAACTTCATAAGATGGGATGGTCAAGAGACGACAAGTTTACTTGGCTTCCTTATCAGACCCAACCTAATGGACAAGATTTTATTGCTTACGATGAATTCTATCAGCAGAAGTGGAAACAAGTTCCTATGCTTGTGGATGAGGAGACTGGTGAATTCATAGAGTGGGAGGGGGAAGAGAAAGACATGCAGTTTTTCATGGACCAGTATCCCCAAATTAAGAAGGTAATGCGTCCCCAGCGCTACGTAGAGTGCCATATCATCTTAAACAATAACTACATGAAGACTGAGATTAATCAATACGGTCTCAACGAATATCCTTTTGTACCTTTTGTGGGGATATTTGAACCTGAGTCTGAACACTGGGGTCTAAAGGTCCAATCGTTGGTGCGCCCTCAGATCGATCCTCAAAAGGAATCTAATCGTCGACGTTCCCAGATGGTCGATATTTTAGACTCACAGATAAATTCAGGATGGATAGCAGACGAAGAATCTGTCATCAACCCTCGTTCACTTTTCCAAACCAGTCAAGGAAAAGTAATTTGGAGAGACAGAGATGCTAAGCCAGGTGCAATTGAAAAGATTCAACCGGCTCAAATACCTGCTGGTATGTTTGAGCTTCAACGACAATTTGATGCAGATATTTTATCAGCTGTTGGTATTAACGATGCTTCTTTCGGAGAAACTCAAAATGATCAGGAATCTGGAATTATGATGATGCTCCGTCAAGGAGCCTCTCTAGTAAATATCCAGGACCTTATGGAAAACCTTCGGTTTGCTCAGAAGCAAGCAGCAAAGAAGTGTATCAAGATGATGCAGAAGTGGACACCCCAAAAAATCGAACGCATTTTAAACCGTAAGCCAAGCGACCAATTCTTCTCTAAAGACTTCATCAAGTACGATATTAGTATCCAAGAAGGGATGCTCACCGGAACGCAAAAACAAATGTACTTTAGGCAACTCCTTGATCTTAAAGCCGCCGGTGCACCTGTATCCGGAACTATGCTTGCTAAAGCAGCTCCAATTCAAGGGAAAGGAGAATATCTCCAAGAACTTGAACAAGAAGAAAAAGCTCAGGCAGAGCAGGCTCAAGAGGCTCAAAAGGTCCAAATGTCTCTCGTAGATGGTCAGCGACAATCACAGCAAGCCAAGGCCATTTCAGATATTGCTCTAAGTAAGGAAAGATTCACTCGGGCTGTAGCCAATATGGGACTTGAAGATGAAAGAGCTGCGAGAGCTGTTGATGATAGAGCCTCCGCGGCATTAGATAGGGCAAAGGCTATCACGGAGCTCTCATCGATTGATGATGAAAGGCTCATTAAATATTTAGGCATTGTTCAGATGATGGAAGAGATGAACCGAGCAAAAGAAGAACAGATTAAGTCGGATGATGTCGCAACAGCTGCACGAGGAACGGAGCAAGCTGCTTCTCCTCTCGCAAATCCTCTTGGGGGACAAAGTATCCCTCAGGAGACATTACAAACGCCTGAACCTTTGGAGGTTTAGATATGGCACAAGGATATGACGCCCGAATGGACGAAAGCCTTGGAATGAGACGCGGGAAAGAGAGTGGTAAAAAGCAATCTTATTCTGACCGTAGAGATGAGTCTCGCGGCATGCGCAAATCCAAGGACCGTGGAGGAGTGTTTAACTTAAAAGATGGCACACAAGCCAGCGGAGTTAAATACGTTTCCACTAATTCGGAACAATATGACATGGGTCGGGTCCGATACGAAAGCGTGGGTAGCAAAGGCTATCCTGCTGAAGCTTGGAACTACGAGTATTAATACCAAATCGTTAGATATTGGTAGGTAATTGGTAATAACGCTCTGAACCACTTTGTGCAGACATTGTCTACACAAATAGAGCACAACAACACGAGATTACTATGAGTCAAGAGACTGGGGAAACCCGCGACGCTATTATTGAAGAGGACAATAAACAAATTGCCGACATCGTCGATGCAAATAAGAACCTTCGGGAACCTTATTGGATCGTCGTATTTGCAAAACCCTCCAAGAGTAGCGTAGACGGAAAGCCCACATTGATAAAACACATTAAAGCTTATAAGGCCGAGCCTTCATCTCAAGTGGGGATGATCGCTGGAAAGGTTGATAATGCAAAAGGCACTATCGACTGGGAGGTGAATATGCCTCAGCGTCCGTTTGACTTTACTGCCCTCCCAGGATTGGGAGCAAAGGCATGTGATGAAGTTGTCGTAGAAACAACAACCATCCCAAGAGCCTACGTAACACAATAGTGCCGCCGACATTAGCGCTTCAACACTAAGAGTGCTAGAACGGGCGTAAATTAAGGAGTTAACCGCGATGAGCGAAGAAATTAACGTTTCGGGCGAACAATATTTGGAGGCCGCCGCTCCACTAGAAGCGAATGTTGAACATTCTCAGTACGAGCAAGCAGTAGAAGGAGAGGCGCAAGTCGTTCCTTTGGCAGCTTTGCAATCCGAAAGAGGGCAACGCCAGCATTTAGAAGAAGAGCTTCGAATGATAAAGGATCATTTGGCTTTGATGGAGTCTAACCGAAACCGTGCACCGGCTCCTCCTGTAAAGGACGAGTTTGAAGGTATAGATGATAGTGATGTTCTTACCTATGGAGAAGCTAAAAAACTCCTCAGTAAAGTCCAGCAAAACTATCAAGGTTCGGTTGAAGAACTCAAGATGACCCAAAAGTATCCTGACTATCAAGATGTGATTCAAAGGTATTTACCGGAAGTTTTAAAGACGAATCCTGCTTTGCGCAGGTCACTGGAGCAGACTCAAGATTATGAACTTGCTTACCATTTGGCAAAGAATTCTGATGGATTTAAAAGTCAGAACAAACAAAAGAAGAAGTCCCTAGATGCACAACGCATAGTTGAAAACTCGGCACAGGCCGGTAGTTTATCCAGCCTAGGGGCCACTTCTCCAATATCTCAGGCCCGAAGGTACAAGGACATGAAGGATGATGACTTTCGTGAACTGGTAAACCGTAATTTAGGAGTCGTTTAAGACTAAGCTCAGAACCACTTCTCTAGCATAGTGCTAGAGAGATGAGCACAACAACAACACGAGGAAATTATGACTATAACCACAGTAAGTGTGTTACCTCCAGCTGTTCGGGAATACTATGACAGACTTTTGCTTATGACTGCGTATCCTACGCTAGTTTATAACAAGTTTGCTCAAAAACGTGTTCTTCCCGAAAAGAGTGGTGACACTATTGTGTTCCGTAGATATTCAAGACTCTCGACAGTGCCTATCCCACTAATTGATGGTACAACCCCTCCTGGGGCACCATTAAGTGCGACAGACATTAAGGCAAGAGTTTCGTTTTACGGAAACTTTGTAACTATTACTAACCAAGTAGAGCTTACCGTTGAGGACCGTGTTCTCAATGAATCTGCGCGACTTCTTGCACAGAATATGGCTCAGACAATGGATGAAGTGACTAGAGATGTTCTTGCATCAACTAGCTCAGTTCTCCAGTGTTCTAATGGTTCTAACGGTAATACACCGACAGAACTTACAAAAGAAGATATTGATGCAGCAGTAAAAACGCTTCTTGGAAACGACGCAGATATGATTTCTGAAGTTGTTACCGGTCGTGATGCTCTTGGTACCTCTCCTGTTCGCCCTGCGTTCTGGGGATACCTTGATACTGACCTTCTAGATGATCTAGAACTTGTATCTAACTTTGTGAACACAAGCAACTATGCTCAACAAGGAACTGTTCTGGATGCAGAATGGGGATCAACTGGAAACGTAAGATGGCTCTACACTTCTGTAGGATCTGTTTCTAGTGCTTCACCTGCTGTGTATAACAACTTCATTGTTGGTAAAGAAGCGTATGCACTTGTGCATCTTCGTAGCGAAACTGGAGACTTCTATATTGAGCCTCTAGGATCTGCTGGTTCTGCTGACCCTCTTCATCAAAGAGGATCGGTTGGATGGCAGCATCCCTTTGTAGCTAGGATACTTAATGATGCATTCATGTTAAACCTAATGTCAACCCACAGTTAAGGAGGAGTAGATATGTCACAAATGAAAGTCGGCACTTATACCAATCCTTCATCGGGAACGGCAGCCACTAATATTAGCTTTGGTTTCACTGTTGATGCAATCACAGTCTACAACCAAACAGCTGGAAGTATCTTTTCATGGAACTCTTCTATGGCGGATGCTTCTTATTTTACAGTAACTAGTGGAGCGTACACCTCTTCAAACGGGTTTACCCCTCTAGCACAAAACGCGGCATATGGCGCTACTATTAGCGCTTTTACCAATGCAAACCCTGGAGTCATTACAGTAAATGATACTGCGACTTTTGGATTTGCAGCGGGAGATACCATTGAAGTATCTGAAGTTGCAGCAGACGATTTGACTGGAACTAACAGCTTAAATGGAACTTTTACCATCACCTCTATTACAGCAACAACTATCACCGTTACCGCCAATACTTCGGTAACTGGGTATAGCGTTTGGGTATCTGGAGGAGTAGTAACAAGAGTTTCTGATACTAATGGAACTCCAATTGCAACTGAAAACAAAGCCATTCGTGGCTTAACTTTTGGTACTGGAGTAGTTGGAGCCAATAGCGATGTAGTTACCTACGTTGCTACCGGATCTAATTCTGTAGTTTAAATAACTTGGGTGGGGACTAAATATCCCTACCCTTTTTCTCCGAACCATCTGCCATGAGGCAGGGAGAACAACAACACGAGGTAAATATGAACGAGAACTCTCAAGATTTAAGTAAACTAGATAAGCTTCAAGGCCTTCCTATTGTAGGAGCACAACCTAAATCAGAAAAAGAAGAGCAGTTTCTAAGAGAAATTTGTGAATATGAATTCATGAATCTAGAAGAGCCTGGATTAAGTATTACTTTCCCATATGGAAATGCAAAAAATAAAGAGAACTTTACTTTCTTCCACGGAGGAAAATATAAACTCCCACGTTTTATTGCTCGCCATTTGGAGTCTTGTGCAAAACCTATTTGGAAATGGCGCCCAGACGGTACAGGACGCATGAATAAACAGAAGGTTGGGGACGATCCTAGGTTTCAAATGCGCCAAACTTTTGGAGCTTAAAGAGGAAATATGAGCACTTGGACCCTAGCCGATATTCGGCAAAAAGTCCGTCAGGTTACGGGGCGGTTTAGCAATAACGAAATCACTACCGCCCAACTTGATGACTATATAAATAAATATTATACCCTGACGTTCCCAGCTGAGGTTAAGCTAGAGCAGAAGCATGTGTACTACTCTTTTACGACTTCTGCCAATCAGGCGTATTATAATCAGCCAGAGACTACTTTTACAAATTTTGAGCCTCCAGCGACTGTAAATAATCTGAGCATGCTCTGGTATCAAGACCCTGCATACTTCTTTGAAAATAACCCACTCCAATACACTTTTTTAACCCCCTGGACAGGAGATGGATCTACTCTATTATTCACCACAACTGTCACGGGATTTCCCATTTATCCTGGAACACTGACAATTTATGACTCTGTTGAGCTTTTTGAAGATACTAACCAAGATTGGACTACTTCTAACGTAAACATAACAGGAGATCAAGGGGGCTCAGCAACCATCAACTACAACGATGGAACTGTGAGTGTCACATTTGCCACGGCTCCGGCCAATGGTCAAAACATAGAACTGAATTATGTTATTTTCCAGTCCGGAAGGCCTCAGGCTATCCTAATGTACAACAACCAGTTCCAGCTATTTCCAGTTCCGGATCAGGCCTATATTATTAAGATGAGAGCCTACTCGGTTGTTACGGAACTTACTAACGCCACAGACACCCCCGATTTAAGTGAATGGGGACCAATGATTGCTTATGGAGCGGCTCGGGAAATTTTTTCTGACTATGGAGAGCTCGACGCTTATGCCGAGACGACTCAGCTCTATAAAGAACAAAAAAACTATGTATTAACACGAACCTGTCAAGACCTTCTAAATACAAGGTCTGCACCTAATTTTTGAGGAAATAATGAAAAAAATGGCTTTAATCAGCGTCCTTTTCTTTATGAGCGGATGCACCATAGCAATGAAAAGTGATCTAAAAAAAGACGACCAAGATGTCTGTGTAGAAAAAGAATTCTACTTCGGACCTAAAGTCGGGAAAAACTAGGAGAGATTTATGGCCTTTGATCCGAGCCTTCCGGCAGACTCCACTAAATTGAGACTCGCCCCAGGTGTTATTCAAGACAACTGGGTAGCTATTCAAGATGGGGAGACTTCTTTTAAGCCTAAATCGATTAATTTCAATAATCGTACTGTGTCCGGTCCCACCGCTAATCCCACAGCTATCACGGACGCTTTTCTTCTTTATTGTAAGGATGATGCAGCTGGAAATGCAGAATTATTTGGAATAAATGAAAGTAGTCAGATAACTCAGTTCACGAGGGGAATCCCTACCTATGGGAAGCCGGGCCAGATTTATCTCCCAGGAGGAATGCTTATTCAATGGAATAGTGTATCCGTAGCCTCAGGAGCTACCGTTACTTTTCCAACAGCTTTTATTGAAGCAGCTTATTATGTTAACTTTATTGTCGGGGGATCTCCTCCTAACAACCGAGTTTATCAGCGCATTCAAGGTACTCCTACGGCGAGCGACTTTGTTCCCTCTATATTAGATAATAGTGGAAGCGGAATTACTGCTACGATCAACTATGTGGCGATAGGGAGAGTGACCTAATGAGCGACCCAACTCTCATGTTGATAGCTCCTTTTAAGACGGGGTTGGACACAGATGTACAACCTTGGCTTGCTCCTCCCGATTCCTTTTCTGAACTCAATAATATTCATTTGGAACATGGTTTTCTTGAGAGAAGAAATGGTTATCAATATTTTGCTCCCTCTGTCAGCTCACAATTATCTAATGGGACTGCCGTTACTGGATTCGGAATTTTTATAGAAACCGACTCCGGGGCTCAAACGATGATCGCTTTTGATACTCTTAGCGCCTATTCATATAATGGAGGGACCCAATCCTTTACCCAATTAACGAGCTCTTACGGGGGAATGTCCTCTACCATCTTTTCCGGAACGAATAGTGACTATGTATGGACTGCCAATTGGCAAAGTACAGCTATCTCCAATGTGAATAGACTCTATTTCACTAATGGTCTTTCCTGGAATAATACCAATGAGACCGACGGGATTTGGTATTTTAGTGGAAGCACAACAGTCACCCCCTTACTTCCAACAACAGGAGGAAGTAATTTTCTTGTAGGTGGCAAACTTATTTTCAGTTTAGGGCAACGCCTGGTCGTCCTATATACTTTTGAAGCTGCCACAATAGGAACTGCCTCTACCAGATATCCTCAAAGAGCCCGCTGGTGCGCGAAACAAAACCCCGCAAATTGGGATGATACAGTAGCTGGAGGGGGAGATTTTTCGGACGCCGCCACTTCGGATCAAATTATTTCAGCTCAACTTCTGCAAAATCAAATCATTGTTTTCTTTACCAACTCTGTTTGGTCTCTTATCCCTACTTCCGATCCTAATAAAGCTTTCCGCTGGCAAAAAATAAATAACTTTAGATCCTGTGATGGTAAAATGGCAAGCGTAGCTTATGACCGCTTTACGGGAGCTCTAGGAGTAAGGGGAATTACGGCAACAGATGGAAGTAACACTAATCGGATAGATCAGCGCATTTCCGATTTCACTATAGAAGAAATTTCCCAAGCTAACTTTGACACTACCTTTTGCGCTCGAGATTACAACAATAGACGCTGGTGGAGTTTATTCAGCTCAGGAGACAGTGGGAATGATAGAGCTTTAATTTACGATGATGATTCCCAAGGGTTTTCTACCTATGATATTTCCTTAAACGCATTGGGTTATGGAATTCAAGGCTCTGATTATGAGTTTCAAGACTTTACAGCTGCTAACAATAAAGATTTTGCCTTCGAAGATTTCAATGAAGATGAAACATTTCAATCCTATTATTTCCAGGAAAATATTCAGCTCTTTGTAGGAGGGGATACATCCGGATTTATTTATGAATTAGAGTCTACTTCGTCCGACCTATCTTCTCCTATTACTTCTACATTTATGTCCGCCGCTTGGAACCCGTATAAAGAGGGGGGAAGAGAATGTTTGATGCCATACATAGATTTTTTTGTGGAGACCTCCCCTTCAACCACTGCTACAATCTCTTTTTTTAAAGATACATCTCAAACTCCCTACAAAGAACAAGTCATTGATTTTCTTCCTGATTTAAATTTTATTGTCTCGATTGCTGGAATCGATCAGTCAAACCCTTGCAATGTAAACTCTCCAGAGCATGGGCTTTCAACAGGAGATGAAATTTATATTTATCTCGTTAAGGGAATGACGGAACTCAATAGCGGGGAAGAGGGAATGGCCTATACCGTCACGGTCGTTGATGAAAATAATATTACCCTGGATGGTATCGATAGTTCAGCCTTCACTGCTTATACTGGTGGGGGAGGGCTTTATGTTCGTCCTTTTTACCGCACTAAAACATGGAAAAGAGCTTATGCAGGGGGAATAGGTTTCCAGCATAGGATAGGATTTGATGCGAGTGGAGATAATGATCCTTTTCGCATTCATTCTTTTAAGCCGTATTTCAAGCCTCGGGGAAGGAGGACAATCAACTAATGACTCTTCCAATCAATTATAAGCTACCCGAAATTAACGATGTTAAGTCTCCCGAGCAAATGACTTCTTACCTTCAAGACCTCAATTACGAACTCCAAAATATGTACGAGCAAACTGCTCAAAATGTCAATGGAGTCTTTAGAAATCATTTAGATGTAGATGGGTCTCAATATATTCCAACGCTCGCTGGATCTTCCACAGCAGGAAGTTTTACCTATACTCGTCAGGGAGCTTATGTTTTAAGACAGGGTCTCATGACAGACGTATGGTTTGAAGTAAGATGGAGCTCTGCAGGAGGAGCAACAGGACAATTGCGCCTTAATCTTCCATATAGGCAAACGAAAATTTCAGACCTATTTTTTGTTGGAAGCTGTTACATGAATCAAGCCCCCTTTCCCGTGGGAGCCACTCAGGCAGTTATACTGGGAATCGCAGGGACTTATCAGATCACCTTTCAAGCGTACGGAACAGGAATAGATACTAGCGCCATCAATGTTTATGGCAGTGGGGCAGTAGGGGGACACATTCGTTACATAGGAGTAGAAGATGAATAAAATTGACGACCTAAAGTGGATTCGTATATTTACGCCTTCTCATATCCCTAAATACTTGGTTGAACAAGTCAGAGATAGGGATTTTACTGTAGAAGACTTTTATAAATATCATGAAATCAACTGCACAATACCGGGGAGCGACGGGAATGTTAAGCTCAATCCTTTTTCTCACCTTTATGTTCTTGCAAATCCAGAAAATGAAGTGAAAGGGGCGTTGTGGTTTTGCGTGGACCCTCTCTCTAAAGATTTAGTAATCCAGACGTTTAGTGTGGACAAAGAATATTGGAATCGTGGAGTAGCAGTCAAAAAGCTAGCTACTCATATTAAAGAAATAAGAAAGAAAGGTAATCTTAATAAAATTTATTGGGTTACTAACTATCCAAAACACTCCGAAAGGAACGGATTTAAACGTGCAAAAAGCGTGTTGATGGAATACAATGAAGAAAATGAGGTAAATCATGGGAAAGACATTAATGGGAGGGAGCACCCAGAAGGAGAACATAGACCTTCTATCGCCCCAGCAGAGCAGCTTTCTGAGCAGTGCATTGGGACCCCAGCAGCAGCAGCTTGCTAGTGGAGCTTACTCAAGCTTTTTACAACCCTATAATCAGCAAGGATTCCAAGACCTATTCCAAAAGTCGTTTATAGATCCGTCTCAACAAGCTCTTCAACAACAGATTATTCCTGGTCTTAAGGAAAGTTTTTTGGGATTGGATGAAAGTGGCTCAGGGTCTTTAAACAGAGCTCTAGCTCAAAGCGCCTCGGATGTTTCCACGGGTTTAGGACAACAATACATGAACTTCTTCAACCAACAACAGCAAAATAAATTAGGTGCTTTAGGACAACTCGGTGGCTTAACGGGTCAACGAGGTTTTGAGCCTCATATAGAACAAACTCAAGGGATTCTAGGGCAACTCATCGCAGCTTTAGGTCAAGTAGGCGCTGCCGCGCTTATTTAAGGAGAAAAAATGGTATTAGTTACACAAAATAATTTAGGCGGCTTAGGTCAAGGAATTCAGCAGGTAGGAAGTGCTCTCGCGCAGGCCCTCTCACAAAGAGCTGAAAATAAACGATTCCAAGAGATTTTTAATCCTCAACCGCAGCAAACCCAAAATGTTGGGGAAGATGAGGCATTTAGAACCAAGTTTTTAGATATGCTCCAAACTTATGAAAATGAGAGCGGAGAGCTTCTGGAACCAAAACAAGTTGATTTCTTATGGAATAATGCTGTGGCAGCGGCTCAACAACCATCACAAGAGCCTGGTCAACCCCGACAATATAATCAAAGGCAATTAGCCGAGATTGCTCGTACAAATCCTCAACTTGCCTCTATGCTTCAACAAGGTCAGCTTGCTCGCGATAAGATGACGCAGAAAGAGGAAATGGAAACCTCTAAACGTGCTTTTGAAGAAAATAAACCTTTTGTAGAGCAAATGAATAAAATTCGTGATGGACTTGCTACCAAGGAAATAAATCTTTTTAGGATTAATGAGGCTTTAGATTCTGGAAATGTGAAGACCTGGCAAAACTTTATGGCCGATTATTTTGATAATGAATTTATTAGAAGTGCGGAAGGAGCGGAATTATTATCCGCCACCAAGGAAGAGTTTTTATCCGATATGCAGCAAATGCCTTCGGGGACTCGTTTAAATCAATATCTGGAAAAGAACATGAGAGAGGCTCTACAAACGATCGGGAAAAATGTAGAAAGCAATCGAATAATCACTAGATTCCAAGAATTTAAACATGATCTCAATAAGGAAAAATTAAAAATATTTGACAACACAAGAAATAAATACTTGGATAAGGGGTTAGAGCCTCCTAGAAACCTCCAGTCTATGGTAGACAATCAATTAAAAGAGTATACTAACAGAAAACAAAAAGAATTTACTAAAGATGTTAGAGACATTCGGGCTGGGAAAATTAAATCTTCTGGTGGTCTAGCTTTAGAAGAAGCACGGAAGAGAGTAAAAGGTCTCCCTTCTGAGCCTGGTACTGTCTGGATGCTTGCTCCAGATGGGAATACCTATCCAGTCCCCAAAAATAAAGTTAAGGAAATGCAATCTAAAGAAGGTGGAATAATTTTATAATGAGTTCCCCTAACGCTTGGTCACAATATACTCCTTTAGATCCTGGAAACGAAACTCCCCAAGAAATGGATGCGTGGTCGCAGTTTACTCCTCTAGAGCCGGCTAAAGTAAATATTCCCGAAGTTCTTACCGAGTCTTTAAAGGGCCTTGGAAGAACCGCAGGAAGAGGCGCAGCCTCTTTATTAGCGGCTCCTTCTAAAGGGATCGGAGGAATCTTAGAATTATTATCTAAAATCTATCCGGAAGATGAAGGATTAAGAGGTGCACCTCGTAAAGGTTTAGAGTCTGCTGGAAGGTTTCTTCAAGAAATTGGAGAAGGCGGACAAGAACAGCTAAAGGGATTAGTCGAAGATGTTTTAGGTAAAAGTTATGGGTCAGGAGAAGAAGCTCTAGCAGAATTTACGGAGCGTGCGGCAGATATCTATGGACGTGGCCCTTTAAAAGGTATGGGGGCTCCTTCAGTCATTGGGGGTGCTTCAGGACAAATAGCCAAAGAACTCGGAGCTTCCGAAGGGATACAAGAGATAGCCGAATTGATAGGCATTGGGGTTCCCGATGCTAAGAAAGCAGTTTCTGCTCTAAAATCAGTGGGAAAAGTTAAAGAAAAATCTGGTCTAGTTCTTCCTAGAATTATGGATAAAACTAAAGATGGCTTTAAACTTATAAAAGGAAAGGTTTTCCCTAAGGCCAAAGAAAAAGCCTATGAAAAAGTTTCAAAGCAGGCTGAAGAGCTTCTCAATTCGATGAAATCTTCTAAATTCCCCCTTTCAGCAGAAATTGAAAAAGGAATTGATGTTGAAGCAAGATTAAATAAAGATTTAGGTGAATTAAATAAACTTGCTTCTAAAATGGATCATAAAATAGAAAGTAATTTTATTTCTGATTATCTTAATAAAACAGAAAAAAATATTAAACTGACGCCGGTTCCCTCTAAAGAAGAAGAAGAAATATTAGGATTAATTTCTAAATTTAAAGATAAATTTGGGGAAAGTGTTGGAGGGAAGAGATTTTTTACGCCTCAAGAGTATGTGAGTCAATTTAGAAAAATAAATCAGGATGCGAAATCTTTATATGAAAGAGCTTTTATTGAAGGTAAAAAGGGACAGGTCCGACAGTTCTATGGAGGATTAAATAAAGAAATTGGGAAAACGCTCGAAAACGGAACTCCAGAATCGTTTTCAAAGTTATTTAAAGAAACGAATGCCCAATATAGTGAATTGCAAAAACTTAATTCATTTGAAGAAATAATCGAAAAAGTTACTTCCAAAGGAGTTTTAGATGCTAAAAAGTTTAGTAATATATTTAAATCTCCTTCAAAGTCTAAAGTATTAAGAAAACAAGTGGGCCCCAAATCTTTTGAACAAATGAGGATTATTTCTAGAGATTTAGAAAAAGTCCAAGATAAATTGGGACTTCTAAAGGAAATAGGAGTAACCGACATTGTTAAATCCGCGGCTGTCGGGGGACTTCTAACTAAACTGGGACTTGGTAAAGTAGGGATACCTCTGCAAGCTGGAAAAAAGGTATCGGAATTAGGTTATGGTTATTTTTTGCTTAACCCAAAAGGACAAAGGGATTTTAGAAATTTCTTAAAATCTCTCCAATCGGGAAATAAAAAAGCCGTTGAAAGATATCTGAAGACAATGGATAAACATGCTCTCGAAGAAGAGTCGGAAACTAAATAAATTCTTTAGTCGTTGCACAACCATACTATGGGGACTAAGAAAGCGAAAAAAGTTATGATTCCTTCTACCATCCTTTAATTCTCCTTATTTTACCATATTCTACCACAAGGTCACTTAAAAGCGATATAAAGAGATTATTATAAAAATAAGGGGAGTATACCACTCCCCTTCAGATAGCGCACGAGAGACGCCCTCTGGACATCAACTTTGGGTTCTCCCCACCAAGTTAGTACAAAACCCCTACTTTTAGCCCAATTTTATTGATCTGGTCGTGGGTACCTCTATAAAATCGAGTAGGGATATAATAAATTTCCGCAAACGGAGAAGGTCCCTCCTTCCTCTTGAAAGAATAACCCCAACAAAACGATGGGGACCAACAAAAGCGGTCCTTTCTGCGGTAAGAAGAATTCTTAAGGGAGTAAAATTCTCCTCTTACCCCTACTCCAGTATAGAACAGAAATGAGGGAGTTTCTTTTGCGATGGAAAGAAAGTGAAAAGATAGGCTGGTAAGATGTCCATGAGTCCATGAAAGATTCAGAAACTTATAGGTCCCATGGAAATCGTACATAAAAATGTTGCGCTGATAGCGATATCCAATCCCAGCTTCTTCTCTTGATATGTCATATGAGATGTAAGGAGAGTGTCGGGAAAGAGCCAAAGACAATTCAGATTTTGGAGTATTTTCTTCAGCATAACCATTGATGAATAGTGCAAAGAGAGAAAGCATAAGCGATAGAGATATTTTTTTCACGTGTGGTCCTTAAAAAATTGGTTTAAAGATATAGAGTTCAAGTTTTTTTTTCAATTCCATTATTTGAATTCTTTGGTCTGAGTTATTTTAAGGTAAGGAAAAGTCAACCAGTGATCATTTCCCGAAGGAGAATACATGGAGGAGAATTGGGTTACCCAGTAAAGTCCCACAACTCTTCCGTCTTCTTCTTCTTCATAACTTTCTTGTAAAGATCCAATAGAATATTTTTCTTTTCCTTCTCTCAAAAAAATAACTAGCTGGTTTAATGGGGGTTGCTCCTCACCGTATCTGTTCCAGGACATTTTATTATTCTCCGAAAGAATTCTATTTGAAGACAGAATACCTGTTTTTTGTTTTTTCCTCTATGAGAAAACCCGAATTTGTAGATTAAAAAGATCGTTCCGTCCATCTCCACTAAAAAAGGGTAGTGTTTTTTTTAAAAAGACCCGCTAGAATTCTACCCCCTCTTTTTTTGACTACCCCCCTAGTCAAAATTAATACCCCCTCTTTGCTCTGTTTTTTCATAGAGAGGTACCCCTTCTCTAATCAGACCGTCCCATTAATAATCAGACCGTCCGATTAAATCTACGAATCCCGCAGTTCACTATACGCCCATAAAGGAACGGAATGCACAAAGTCTAATTTTTATGTCGGCACGGGGGTGGACACTTTTAAAAACTGGTTCTTAAATCTAAGATCCTTTAAGGTTGCTATTCTATAGTTTATGAACTGCTTTTAGAGGACAAAAATGAAATTTGGATATGCTCGTGTTTCTACTCCTGAACAATCTTTAGAAAATCAGATCGCAAATTTAGAAAATGCTGGATGTGAAAAAATATTTAGTGATGTGGTTACGGGAAGTAAATCCTCTCGTCCAGGTTTTCTCCACTTACAGACCCACCTAAGACCTGGAGATGTGGTGACACTCACTTCTTTAGATAGGTTGGGAAGAACTAGCAGTCTGTTGCTGAGATTGCTAGAAGAATGGGAGAAAGAAAATATTCATATCCACGTATTATCCTTAGACATGGATACTTCTACCTCAGCGGGCAAATTGATGTACTCTATCATGGCTGCGATGGCGGAAGCTGAGAGAAATCTTATCCGTGAAAGAACCCTCAAAGGATTAGAGGGGGCTCGCGCCCGAGGAAGAAAAGGGGGGCGTCCCCCAAAACTGACAGAAAAACAGGTCAAACGCATGATCCAAATCTACAATGAAAAAAGATTAAGTTTAATGGAAATCCGATTAATGTACGGGATTGGGAAAACTACTCTTTTTAATTACATAAAGAGAGCAAATAAATCCCTATTGTAGTATAATTATTATGTAAGAAATAAGTTAAATTTTTGTTTGGAGTAAACATGGAACAACTATCAATTCAGCAAATGGATATGTTTGAGGGACCTCTTACAGCAGACTTTTTACATGGAGAAAAAATTAGAAAGCTGGAAGAGCAGCAAAGTAATCTTCGCAAGGGGATATTTCGGAGATGGAAAGAACAAGAAGACAAGATTCAGACATTATCTGAGTCCCTTTCCCAAGTCCTAAAACTGCTCCAAAAGGAGTGTAACGATGGATGAGACTTTGGACATCGTTCTTTCTGATGAAAGAATAACCTTCATAGAAGCGATTTTTCTTCTTAGAGACCATTTAAACTCTCTCCACAAAACGGATCAACAGGAGGTGCTTGAGGACTTAAAATATGCGTGCTCCTCAGTGAGGTAAAGCACAATTGCCATATTCCTCTAGAAATACTCTAAAAGGTTGGCTGCAATATTCTTCTTGGGACTTCATTATTTTTTCACTTTCTCTTGCTCTTTCTTCTTGCAGGAGCATTCTATCTTCTCTAATCTGAGCCAGAATTTCTTTCTCTTCTTTTTCATGAAGCTTGTGACAATAACATCCACAATCATCTGTAATAGGAGATGAAGGAGGAGGAGACTTTTTCTCCCATAGAGTTCCGGCACCAAACATGATTGAAAAGATAGAGATAGCGATTAAAGGCTTATTTAGATTTTTCACGCTCTTTTCGTTCTCTTTCCTCTTTCTCTTTTTCTCTACGTGCTATATCTCTCTTGTGTTCTTCCCAAGCTTTCTTTTCTTCATCTTTTCGACGCTTTTCTTCTTCCGCTCGCTTGCGTTCTTTCTCTTCTTTTTCTTTTTTCTCTCGGGCTTGACGCTCGTGATAATCTTTCCAATATTGAGCTTCTTTGCGATCGGCTGCGTCCTGCCGCATTCGCCTCTCGGCTTCCTTCTTGATGGCCTCTTCATCAGCATGAAGATCTAAGCTATGGGAAAAGGCAAAGAGTTTAGAGCCCCCTGAAACTTTCACGATTCCAGCGAATAGTGCTCCACACAAGGCCCAATACGATGCAGACAGAAATAATTTCTTCATAATTTATAACCATTTTACACCTCCTTTGGAGGATTTCATTTTAACGCGTTTCTATTTCTCTGTCTTCCTTCATTACTTCTTTAAGATAATGACAAAGAGCCCTAATGACAAATTGAGACATAGTTATTCCGTTATCCACGGCTAAAATCTTTAAAAATTGGTGATCGCTGGGAGTTACGTTCACCACAATCTTTTTAGACTTAGCTTCTTCCTCACGGGGACGATATCTCATCAATTCCTCATTTAGGTAAATGTTTACCACATTGCTATTTTTTTGTTGAATAAAAATCGTTACGGAAGAAAATAAAAAATAAAAGCCTGAACCACATCTAGGCTCTCAACACGAGGTATAATAATGGTCTCCGCTAAACGAGTATACGGATTAACAACTCCTTTCGTGAGTGTGTTTCCCGATCCAATAACTAAAACTTCTGCTCCCACTACATCTGATAAGAATTATCCTAACGGGTTTGTATGGATTTTTAAAAATGGGGATACACGTACCTCTTATTTTTATGGGGGACTGGATTCTAGCGGCGACGCCGTATGGATTTTAGCGGGTCCTGGGGCCTCCGAAGTTGATACTTTGACAGGAGATACGGGGGGAGCCATCTCGCCCACTGCCGGCAATATTAATATCTTAGGAGGAGACGGTCTCACAGTTGCAGGAGCTGGTAGTACTCTTACAATTAATAGAGATGCTGAAGGAGGATTCCCAATAACTCCTTACGTTGTGGGGTCATCCGGAGAGGCTGGATATACCACTATTCAAGCAGCCGTAAATGCAGCAAATGTAGCGGGAGGGGGAATGGTATACATTCAACCTGGGACGTATACTGAAGATTTAACCTTGTTTGATCAAGTACATTTAGTAAATATTATTTATGAAGATGCGTCTCCGGTAACTATTGCCGGTACTCATACTCCTCCTAATTCAGGAGTAGTAACTGTCCGAGGAATAAGATTTACAGATGCAACTGCTATTTTCAATAGTGCAGCAGCCGGGTCTACTAATATCTCATGCGAAGAATGTACGTTTGCTGTCACTAATGGCCATACCTTCACCCTCCCTAATTGGACCGGAACCATAAATTGCAATGATTGTGGATCAGCAGGTACTAATGATGGATTTTTTACCAATACAGGTGGAGCTGATATCTTTACCAACAATGGTCAGTTTGGAGCCGGTACAACCCAAACTTTTACTGCTAACGGGGATACAAGGTTTGATCTAAGCTTCATAGATTGCCCTGTGGCGATTAGTTCTGGAACAATTTTTCACAACTTCGCTTTATTTTCTCAAACAGTTACTGTATCCGGAGATGCGGCGGGAGTAATAGTATTAGGAAACTTTTTCCCAGCTAGTGGGACCGCTATTAATCTTACTTCGAGTGGGGCGCTAGAGCTCTCTAATTGTAATATTACCACCGCAAATAATCCAGCAATTGATGGAACAGGTTCTATTACTTTAGCCGGCGTATCCTTCGCAAATGGGGCTCAGCTGGCGGCAACTTTAACTGTGAGTACTGCTTCGGATTATGTATCAGGTTCTTTCCAGACACTAAGTGCGGGAGCAGGTCTTACTATCTCTGGAAGCGATATAGATGCTGACGGTTCTAATGCCAATATTGATCTTACTCTTACCCCTAAAGGAACAGGGAATGTTGTTATTGATAGTGGAGGACTTGAAGCTGGAACCGGAATTGATCTGGACTTTGTGTGTGCGTCCGGCCAAGGATCAGTTCTCACTTTAGGAGATTCTGCTGGAGCTACGGATTTTATAGTAGAAGCTTTAGATGGAACGGATATATTTACAGTCAATTCGGCTGGTACTCTTACATTTTCAGCCCTCAAAGTTGCAGGAGCTTTTGCTCAAACTGGAGGCACCTTTGGTGTTGGTCAAGACAATGCCTCTAATGCTATTAATATTGGAGGAGGTACTACAGCTAGAGCAATTGGAATAGGTAATTCAGCAGCTGCTCATACTATTACAATTGGGACCGTCACTGGAGCAGCCAGTTTAGATCTACTCTGCGGAACTGGTAACTTCACTTTAGAAGGAAACGTTGCCTCTACCTACGATATTTCCGCTACAGGAGCCAATACAGGGACCGTCACTATCGCAGCTGGCACAGGAGCCCGAACTGTTAATCTTGCGACGGGAGGAACCGGAGTTAAAACAGTTAATATCGGTACCGGAGCCATCGGTAATGTTATCACAATCGGTACGGTCACAGCAGCAGCCAGCCTTGATCTTTTGTGTGGAACGGGAAATTTTACCCTAGAGGGAAATGTCGCCTCAACTTATGACATCTCGGCCACAGGAGCCAATACAGGGACCGTCACTATCGCAGCTGGAACTGGAGCTAGAACTGTTAACTTAGGAACAGGCGGGACGGGCATTAAGACCATTAATATCGGTACCGGAGCCATTGATAATGTCATCACAATGGGAACAGTGACTGGGGCAGCCAGCCTTGATTTACTCTGTGGTACAGGGAATTTTACACTCGAAGGAAACGTTGCTTCTACATATGACATCTCTTCTACGGGGGTAAACACTGGAACTGTAAGGATTGGTTCAGGAACAGGAGCTCGAACAGTCGAGATTGCTGGTGGAGGAACGGGTATTAAGACCGTCAACATCGGGGCAGCTGCAACAGCAGATGTTATTACTATCGGTACAACTACGGGAGCAGGTTCTACTACCATTGCTGCCGGTACAGGAGACATTACTCTTAGCGGAACTGTTAAAGAAGTTAACTCTGAGTTTGCCTTTTCTTCTGGAACCGATCTTACCGTTACTCAATCTCCCATTATGCAGTCAAATGCTAATACAGGAGCAGCTCCCACAGGTGCAACGGGAGATGTTAACATCATGGCAATGCAAGATGGCTGCTTGATGGAACAATTCATTTTGGGAGCTGGACAAACCATCATCGCCCCTAGAATGACCGCCAACGGATTGGATTTAGCTCTTGATCAAGTAGCTACTGAAGGGGCTGAATATAACTTCGGAGCTCGAAGTAACGCTAAGCATGTCTATACTATCGGAACGAGTGATGCATTTTTCTGTGAAGCAACAATTTATCTTACAGATATGAGCGGATGTCTTCCAATGGTGATCGGCTTTAGAAAGGTGGAAGCTAACAATGCGACCATAGCCAACTATACAGATTATGCTTGTATAGGGATGTTCGATACTACCTCTAGTACAAATGTAGTTATTTTGGATGAATTGAATTCAGGTGGTCAAACTGCCACAGACACTACGGATGCGTGGGGAGGTGACACCACCGCTCAAACCGTCAAGGTGTTAGTAAGTGCGGCCGGCGTAGTCACCTTTGAAGTAGGTGGATCTGCCGCAAGCGTAGCACCTTCGTTTACCTTTGATAACACTGATGAAGTGATGTTCTTTTGTCACATATTAAATGGCGCTGATTTGATTGGTGAAGCAGGACTCCAGAACCTTAAAATTGGATTCCAAGCGTAATTGTAAAAATTGAAACCAAGAGGTAGTCATGGCGAAATCTTCTCAAAATCGCCCATTTAAATTTGGTGAAAGAGACCGCCGTGAATTAATCGTTCAAGATTCTGAAGTCAGTTTAGTTTGTATTAATGACACTGACGGAAACCCTATTTTTATGGGAAGGGCTAAAGCAGGAGAACCCTTAAGCGATAATAAATGGCAAATCCGCAAAGTTGCTTATGATAGTAACCAAGGGGTGACCAGAGTAACATGGCCTGAAGATTCTGAAGGAAATGCGTCGCCAGATTATGAATTCATATGGTCGAGCGTCGCCGATCTCGTCATCACTAATATCTCCCAGGCTAATCCGGGAGTAGTTACGGTATCGGATATCTCTACCCTTCAAGATGGAGACCAAATTGTCATCCAAGAAGTGGTGGGAATGACGGAAGTCAATTATACCGGCAGCAATATTTATACAGTAGCTAATAGCGCTGGAAATACTTTTGAACTTTCTGGAATCGATACTTCTGCTTTTACTGCCTATAGTTCCGCAGGAATTGTGATCTATGGAGAAGTAATAAATCATACCTATTCGTGAGGATAAATGGCGTATAAATATAATCCGTTCACTGGCGAGTTCGATCGCGTCCTTAACGATACAAGTGCGGATCAAAGCTATCCAGTCACTCCCTATGTAGTCGGACCAGCAGGTCAAGCCGGATATCAAACTATCCAAGCTGCCTGTGATGCCGCAAATGCCGCAGGAGGAGGAATAGTTGTTGTTCAACCGGGCACCTACACCGAAGATCTAACTCTGTATGATGCCGTTCATATAATGGGTCTAACTTTTGCCGATGCGGGTGGAGGGGTGACTATTGTAGGAATCCATACGCCTCCTTTAAGTGGCGGGTTTTCTTTTAATTATGTCCAATTAGAAAGCGCTACTCACATATTTAATTCTGCCGCTGCGGGAACATGCCATTTAATTATAGGGAATGCAGCTATTATTGTTACCAATGGATATACATTTAATGTCCCAAATTGGACCGGGAAATTAGAGACTTATGACGTAAATGACCGAGGATCTACTCACGACGGGTTTATAAATAATACGGGGGGGTCGGAGATTGCAATTTTTTCGGCAGCTGTAGGGGCCGGCACTTCTAATGTCATGACCCTATCAGGAAGTATTTCAATTTTTGATTGTGCTGTTGCAGTTCCAATGGAATGTGTCGGAAATAGCATTCCTTTTCTTGAATATAACGCTCATCTAGCCTCAATAACTTTTTCAGATGCGAGTGCAGGAGAAATAGTCGGATGTGAAGTAGATGCTCAGATTATAATGAACTCCTCTAATCCTCTTTTAATTGCTACATGTACTGTGGATACCCTTTCTAATCCAGCAATTGATGGAACTGGAACCGGAGCATTAGCTATAGGAGGAATAGATTTTATTCTGAATTCATCTATTTCTAGCTCATTAACAGTAACGGGAAGAAATACTTATTCCGGAACCTACAAGTCAGACTATACTGATCATGGGGTAATCCTGGGACAAGGATCTACGACCGACATGGTGGCTACAGCGGCTGGAACAAACGGTCAGCTTCTTATAGGGGGAACAGGGGTAGACCCAGCATTTGCTGATTTAACTTCAACAGGGGCTACAATTACTATCACCGCTGGTTCCAATACTTTGAATGTAGAAGCCGGAGCCGGCGTCCCAACCTCATTCACTACCGATTCGGGAACTGCCACTCCAGCCGCTAATATTCTAGATGTAGTTGGTGGGACGAATATGAATACTGCCGGAGCTACCAATGTCCTCACTATCAATCTGGATGGAGACGTATTAGGACTCACCGATTTAACAGTCGATAATTTAGAGTTAAACGGAAATACTCTTTCTACCACCGATGTTAACGGAAGCCTTTCTATTACTCCTAATGGTACGGGAGGCGTCATAATCCCTACTAATTTGACTCTCGGGGAAACGGTCCAAGACATTACTTTTACGATTAATGGATCTTCTATAGATGCCGTTGCAGCTGTTCATACTTCTGGAGTCACTGACTTAGGAGGGTTTGTTACAGAGAGGCATTCGGATACGGCGGCATTTGGGGCCCACACTATTTATTTACGTTCTAGAGGCACTGAAGGAGCTGCAACTGTAGTAGCCGACAATGATGCTTTAGCTCGATTAGTATCCGCTGGATACGATGGAACTGATTACGCCCAATCGGCAGAGATTCGTACCGAAGTTGATGGCACTCCTGGAGCCGATGATATGCCAGGAAGAATAATTATGCTTACTTCTCCTGATGGCACGCAGGTTCCTGTTGAAGGATTAAGACTCGATAGTTCCCAAATAATTACTTTAGCAAACCCATTACCTGTAGGTTCCGGAGGTACAGGAGCTTCTTCCTTTACAACCGGCTCCGTTATATTTATGGGTGCGTCAACATTGGCTGAAGATAATTCCAATTTTTTCTGGGATGACACAAATAATCGACTCGGTCTGGGAATAACTACTCCTTTAGATACATTTCATGTAGTGGGCGCAATGGAGTTAGATCATACATCCACAGAAGCTGATGACCACGCTTTAGAAATTGTCTGTGATGCCGCTGGGTTCGGAGATGTTAAAGCCCTCGATATTGATTATATTACCGGAACTCTTGCAGCTGGAGATGAGGAAGAAATCATCTTAGTTAATATTGACGAATCAGCTTCGACTGGAGGATCAGTAGCTGGATACCAAGTTCTTACGACCGAGGAAGGGTCAGCTTCAATTTATGGATACACTACGGGGATTAATATTAATCCGGTGCTTCATAACTCTGGTACTTTCGGAGATATTGACAACATTTTGAATATTGCTGTCGATGTAACCGCAGCTTTGGCGTCAGGAGGAGCGGGGAATATTACCACATTTGTGGCAGACAACGATACGATGACATTTGGGGAAGCTGCCAAGTGGAATGAAATGGAGTTTATTTTAGATACTCCTGCTTCTGGGGCAGGAATTGCTCCCACTTATGAATTTTCTACAGGGGGAGCAGGATTCACAGCATTTACTCCCGCGGATGGAACTAATGGTTTCCGTAATACGGGAGCCGTCTTATGGATAGAAGCCGATCTTTCAGGATGGGCTACCAATGCAAGTGGACGTTTCGAAATAAGGATCACAAGAACCCGAAACACTCTTTCTACAGTTCCTATAATGGATGAAGTTCAATTAAGTTCCACCACCGAATTCATATGGGATAGTTCTGGGGATGTGAATATTAATTCCCTCTCCCTAGTCACTGCTCTGACTGTGGCTAATGGAGGGACAGGAGCCACTACTCTTACCGATGGAGGAATTCTCCTTGGATCAGGAACAGGGGCTATAACAGCAACAGGTCAGCCAACTAACGGACAATTGTTGGTCGGAAGTACTGGGGTAGATCCTGTATTAGCAACTTTAACTGCTGGAACTGGCATCACGGTAACGAACGGAGCTGGGTCTATTACCATCGACTCTACTGCCGGAGGGGTTACCTGGAACGAAGAAACTGGTACCTCTGCAACAATGGTCGTTGATAATGGATATATAGCCAATAATGCAGGTCTTGTAACCTTAACACTCCCTGCAACTGCTTCAGTAGGAGATCTAATTCAAGTAGATGGAAAGGGTGCTGGCGGATGGCTCATAGCCCAAAACGCTGGTCAGACGGTTCATTTCTTGGCTCAATCTACGACTACCGGAGCAGGAGGAAGTTTAGCTTCTACCACTCAATATGATTGCGTCACTTATCGATGCATCACAGCCAACACGACCTGGGTTGTAGAAACCGTAGTTGGAAATTTAACAGTAGTATAAGGAGAGAAATTCATGACCCAAAATGCTATCAATAATACTGCTTCAATTCTAGCTGTTGATAATCTTACGCTGGATGGAAACACCCTTAGCTCCACTGACACCAATGGAGACATTGTCTTAGCACCAGATGGAACGGGGGACGTTTCTGTTACAACAGCTCCGATAGTCCCGAGTGGGGACAGAGCAGATTCTTTAGGGTCAGCTACTAATTCCTGGGATAATGTTTATGCGGATGGGCTCACCTTCGATGATGGAACTAACATTTTAAGCACCTATGTAGGAGCGACTTCATGGACCCCAGGCATCTCGTTTGGAGGAGGTACGACAGGTATAACTTATGCGGCGCAAACTGGTAGTTACATCCGAATAGGAAACATCGCTTTCTGTTATGGCGCTTTTACTCTTAGTAATAAAGGATCTTCTACAGGCAATGCCCTTCTTACCGGTTTTCCTCTAACATTTTCTAGTGGTATTAACCAATCTATCTGTGTTGGAAATTGGAACGCTTTTACATTTAATACCAATCACTCTCAATTACTGATTAATTGTCTTGCATCATCCTCTACAATTAGATTATTTACATGCGGGAATAATGTAGCTTTCATTTCGTCTACAGATGCAATGTATGCTAATAATAGTGTAGTGTCAGTAAATTTTACTGTAGAGGTAACTTAAAGAGGGAAGATGAAAGGATTATATGAAGGAGCTAGCGCGGCTAGCGTAGTATTTTTTCTGATTATTGTAGTGGGGGGGTTTCTATTTGGGACTAAAACCCATAAGGATAAATCTCGACACCATAGAAAAGTTGAAGAAAAGGTCGAAAAAGCAAAAAGAGAAAGAGACGAGCACTATCAAGGGAAAATGCCTGATGATGCTGAAGAATTAGAATACCTTCGTAAAATGAACGATCCTCTCTGGAACTATTATGATGAAGAGACCATGCGCTACGAGCCTATTCCAGGAAGATATAACGTTGATACCCCCAAAAGACCCTTAAGGAATCGGTAATAGAATGTTAATGGAAGGTTTAGGATTAGAAATAGGGCCTCATTTTTCCTACGTAATAATAAGTCTAACTTTCTTATTCTAACGATTGAGGCCCCCTTTTTTATCGCGACGTGAGAGTCCACATTGAAGAGCTGGGCTTCCGGTAGATCTCTAAATTAATCCCTTCCAGTTCAGGAATTTTCTTATAATCCACGCTTCCTTTCCTAATGCTACCAGTATAGCGCAAATCATCAAAGAAAGAATTCTTACCGTCCGACATCGTGCGTAGAGCAGCTTCAGCCTCTTTCTCTTCCTTTTCTAAGGTCTTACGCCTCTCTTTGATTTCTAGGACACGGGAGGCATGCTTATACCATTCCTTATCCCTTTCACGATAATCATTGTCAGTCAGAGCTGGAGCTTTAAAATTTCTTACGCAATCCCAGAATTCCTTCTCTTTAGCGTACATCTCTTCCAAATAGTTATCATCTCTCTCCACTTCCACCACTACTCCTTCTCCTTTATGGAAAGAAAAGTAGTGCATCCCATCGAGACCGATACAGGCCAGTTGGTGTTGAAGCTGAGGATAATATTTATCCGGAACTTTTTTACTCTTAGCTAACGAGTGGTCTTCAGCATTGGAATTCTTTATCTCCACTACCTTTTTACCATCGATTGAAATGCCGTCTAGGCTTGCCATCAGATAGTTTATGTCTTTATGGAAGCAAACTTTAGGAGCAAAAAAGTCTCCTACCTTTTCTTCATAAGATTGGCGAGCGGTCTCCTCCATCTCTTTACCGTACCTCATTGCCGCTGTTTCTGTTTCAGCGGGGAGGAGGTCCAGCTTCTCCATCCATAAGACGTGAGGGGTCTTTCTGAGCCCGTCAGCGCGTTTGAAGGGTGATACGCCCATAATAATTGGAGCATCACTGGCACACACAAACTTTTTTCTCATATCTAACCACTCGCTGGTTCCTTGGGTTAAACTCCTTTCCACGATTCCTCCTTAAGGATTCTTCCTATTTGTCTTTTAGAAATTCCAAACATTTTTGCTAGACGAGACCAACTATAAGGTTTCCCATAGAGCTCTCTAATTTTTACCACTTGCTCAAGTTTTAATTTAGAGTTGCCATTTTTTTCATGAGGAAGAGCTTTTTTCGGATTTGGGCCCCTTGGGTGTTGCCCCCTTTCTACCGCATCTTTTACATTTTGTTTTACATCTCCTAGATATAAATGATCTGGATTAAAACAAGATTTCTCATCGCATTTGTGCAAGACCCATTGGCCCTGTGGAATCTCTCCTTTAAAAAGAATAAAAGAAGCGCGATTAGATCTAAAAAGAGGGCCATTCCCAAACATTCCATACCCATCTTTATCTAAGGGGCCAGTAAAAATCCAACACCCCTTCTTATCTATTTTTCTTCGACTGAGGAGCCTTTCTATTCTTCTGGTTCTTTTTGTTTCTTCGTTCATGATACTTGTCCTTTTTGAATGATTTGTAATGGGACGTCTCTAAACTTTTGGTGTGGCTTTGCTCTTATAATTCTTTCTGCTTCATCCACAGCTTCATCAAATGAGTTAGCTTTTATGGTTAGAACGCCTTTGTAGTAAACGCTCCCCGAGAGGGGAACGGTTCTCCAAGTCAAGTGGTACTCTTTCAAACGACTACCTCTTCTTGTTGACGTTCATTCGACATTTTAAGCCTATTGCATAGCCAGTCTTTGTCTTCATGAGCTAAGTGTTCGAATTGGGTTACTTTAAACTTCTCTTCGATGAAATAAAGAACAGACTTTCGTCTTTCCTCATCATCTCCAATCATCTCTTCAATCTCTTGGACTTCCTCTTTGGAAAGAGACTCTGTATTTTCTTCCCTATGAGGATGGGCCTCAATTGGCTCTACCACTGTATTTTCTGGTGTGTCATAAAGGGGAGGCGCATCACTGATTTCTCCCTCGATATAGCAGTTCCCAATCACATCAGGAAAAAGCTGCCGAGCAAGCTTAGATAGAGCTCGGTTGTAGCACATGGTGTCAGGATATTTACTCCACGGACCACCTTGCTTATAGATCCCAGCTCTCTTCGCGTCTTCAATACAGAAGGAAACTTTCCAGGTGTCTCCGTTGTCCTTACGTTTCCCGTGAAGGATACAAATGTCATTGTTAGAATTTTTATCTAGTGTAATGGAATGCCCTTTAGCTCTGATCAGTTTGGCCATCATAATAGCTGAGAGCTCAACTTTCCCTTGCACGAAATACATTCCTCCATTCAATGCATCCATAGGATTAATCGATAAAGAGTTGGCCTTTTGGACAATGGCAAAGATGCCAGCTTCTCCCATTTGTTGGTAATGCTTTGTTTTTAAAAGCTCCATGCAAAGGGATTTAGTTTGGTTGAATTCTTCCAGCAAGACGGGAAGCTTTGTTTGTTGTTTTAAAGCTACAGTGTGGTTCACTTTCATGTTATTCTCCTGTGGTTCTAGAAAGTACTCGGGCTTGGTGCTTCGATAAAGCTACTCCAAACTCAAAATACGGGTTCTTTTTCGTGATTGTTAGCTCCTTATTAGGAAAAGGAACGTCCAGATAAGCGCAAGCTTCTTCCAAAGAGCGCTCCATTTGATCTAAAGATTTGTCGCCATATAGCCCTTCGACTACGTCGGCAAGAAACTCTTTAGCATGTTCAACATCTTCTAACTCAGATACATGTATGTATTCTGATTCGGGCTCATAGTCCCAATGGTCTTCTTGGTTCATCGTGGTTCTCCGATTTCGTGTTGTCCTAAACCTCACACTTCCATGTTGAGGTTAATTAGTCAACATCTTAGCATGGAACATAATTATTGTCGCCACAAAAAAACTAAATAAGGAAAATAATGGCATATTTAGGCTCATACACCTCTAAGAAAACAGGAAAAGTTACGTGGCAAGTCCAGTTTAGAAAAAGAGTTTATGAAAGAGATAGAAAAGTAAAAAAAGATTTAACTTATAGCGCTACCTTCCCTTCAAAAGAAGAAGCTGAAAAGTTTATTGATGAATTCGAGCATGTCTTTTTTCTGCAGGAACCTGGAGAAACCGAATACGATAGTTTAATGGAAAGGCGTAAACGAAGATTTCGCCATAAAATCAAAGATAAAACTTAACTTTTATGAAATGCTATAGTAATAACAAAAGTATAGAAAAAGACGAGGAGGTCCGCGAACCACTGCATTCCTCCTCAAACAACACGAAAGTCCACAAGTTGTTTGAAACGTCTCGTGGCCAACGCTCCTTGATAGATAGTATCCCCATCAAGTTGCTGCTGACGATAACAGGGTCGAAAAATTTATGAAAGCCCTAAAATGAAAAATTAGATCAAAAAAAATGGCTACCAGGTCTTGGGGAAGATTGTGTAGCCACTAAAGAAACGAGTTGAATATGGCTAATATACGCGTCTTTCATAATAAAGACAATCCCTACGTACAATTAAATAAAAAAACCTTAGAGATATCTTCTCTTTCATGGGAAGCTAAAGGATTATGGGCTTACCTATTGTCCCGTCCCGATGATTGGAATACTAATGTAAAAAACCTTTCCCGTACTTTTGAAGGTGGAGAGAAAAGAGTTCGCCGTATTCTCAGAGAGCTCATGGAAAATCAACTTTGCCATTATGTTCAACGGCGCACAACCTTCGAAAGTGGAAGACCAAAGTGGGGAAGAGGAGACTATCTAATCTTTGAATCTCCTAGAGAATTTCAAAAAATGTTTGCGCACGGCCAAAAAGGGAGTCCGCAAAATGACCGTTCCCAAAACGGTGACTCTTACAAAGAAAGGAGTTTACTAAATAATGATTCTACTAAGAAAGATATACCTAAAGGTATATCACAAGACGTCGCTATCGCTCCTTCCCTCCCTTCTTTTTCTTCAGATGTAGAGAAGCTATGTAAACATCTTATCGAAAAGATCCAAAGCCACGGTGTGAAGTTCAAAGATCCCAGAGAGACCAAGACCACCTGGAATCAGTGGCGAAACGACATGGATAAACTCCTACGAATAGATAATCACTCGGCTTTAGAAATCGTTTCCCTCATTGATTTTGCTCATGCTGATGATTTCTGGTGTCAGAACATCCTGTGTCCCAAGAAACTTAGGAAGCATGCGGATAAACTTCTTCTTCAAAAAGCGCAGAAAGAGAAAAAGCCTCCTAAAGAGCAAAGAGAAAAATTGAATAGAGAGGGAGCTAAAAAGATTGTGGATATTCTAAAGAAAAACCCTATTCACAAAGACTTTCTGATTGATTGCTGCTCAACTTTCATTGAGCTAGGCAGGCGCTCTCACCCAAACAAAGTCGTCATAAATTATTCTGAACATGGCTTTCAAGATCAATTAGAAAATGAACTAAGAAGAATGGATCTGTTTAAATATTTGACCTAAAAATGTTTGCTATGTATTGAGTATTAAAAAGGCATAATTAATGGAATTTACTTTCGATTACAAACCAGAATCTAAACAAAGACCACGCTTCGGAGCAAAAGGGAAGGTTTACAACCCTCAACGGAAGAAATCTTTGGGATACAAGTGGGATGCGGCCAAGCAAATGCGCTCACAACGATCAGAAAGGCCCCTAGAATCGCCTATCTGTGTTAATATGATATTCCATATGCCTATGCCCAAATCATGGTCACAGAAGCGAAAGAAAGAGCAATTCGGGAAACCAATGGCTTCCAAGCCAGATATCGACAACTTGATGAAGTGGAGCTTAGATGTTTTAAACGGGATAGCTTACACCGATGATAGGTTGGTTTCTTCAACATATGCCGAGAAAGTGTGGGATTATGAAGGAAAAGTCAACATATCCATTCATGAGCAAAAAATGAGCCTTCTAGAGGAGATACGAATGATGGGAGACGCCGCAGTTGAAATGCACGCAGCTTTAGATGAGCTGTATCATTTCGCCGCCAATATGAAAAAGATTTATCCACAAAATTCTCAATTGATCGCTTGTTCTGATATTGTCAGGTCAATATGTCTTGAAGGCGGCTTATTTGAAATATACGGAGAAAAAGCATGCTAGGTGGTTGGAGAAAGTTTAATCAAGAGAAACCTAAATCGAAGAATCCTTTTGCTTATTATGGAGGAACTAGGGGTCTCTTAGTCGAAAAAGATGGCATTTGGGAAGCTCATTTTACATTTCAGGGACACAGAGTTCGTATCCCTGCTCTGTTTTTCTACGATTTACTTTTTATGGATGACTTTAGAGGGAAGGCTGCATGAAGTTTATGAATTGTGGAAGCTGCTCCGGAATTTGTCAGACCAACAATACAGGGATCTGTCTGGGTTGTCAGCGCGGCTTTGTCAACGTTCCCCAAGAAGACTCATGGATTCACTCCAAAGAAAGAGAGAAAGTTAAGCTTCAAGAAAGAAAAGAGGAATTAGAAAATGCCCTTAAAAAGCCAAGCCCAAAGAAACCTAAAAAATTGAGTGACCGCCAACAGCAAAAATGATAGATTAAAACCAAGCTTAGGAGTGGCATGGTTTTTAGATCTCAAAATAAAGATAGAAAATGTAAGTGGTGTAAGAACCCACAAAAAGAAAGAATTATAGAAACTAAAAAAGGGAAGCCGAGAAAAAAAGGTTACCATAGGACCTGTGGTTCTGAAAAATGCTTAAAAGCAAGCTACAATGATAGATATATATGTATCTTGAAAGGAAGGTTAAAAAATCCTATAGATCATGAATGTGATATTTGCGGAAAAGACTTTATACCCGTGCAGTCTAATCACACTCGATTTTGTAAAGAGTGCGTTCCAGATAAATCTTGGAGAGCGCGTTCAGCAAGATATGGAATAGGAAAGCCCCAATGGATGGAAATATTAAAAAACCAAAAAGGGTCGTGTGCCTTATGTAACAGAAATCCTGAAGTCGTAGATCACTGTCACACGGACGGAACAGTAAGAGGGATTTTGTGTAACAAATGTAATGTGAATATAAAATTTTTAGATATGGAAACAGAATTTAAAAAGAAAGCTATCGAATACACAGGAGTAAAAGATGTGTCCTTTTGTGAGTGAAAAACAGAGATCCTACTTAATATGCAAAAGACCCAAGGCTAGCGAAAGAGTTCGAACAAGCCACTCCGAAAGGAAAAAAGTTGCCGAAAAAAGTTAAGAAGACCAAAGGAAAGAATAAATGAACAACCCCCCTCCTCTCGATAGCGAGATGCAAAAGAAATTAGGAACTCGTTTCTTTCAGATGATTGAAGAAGAATTTTCATCCATTACAGCAGGAGAAGTCGTTCAATCGCTGGTGAACATGTATGTGAATACAGTTTGTCTCTTTGGTGATACCGATACGGAAAAAAAGATTAAGTTGGGAAAGCAACTCATTGAAGAAGGATTCGAAAGATACAAGAGAATCAAAAAGGAAGATGGATCAGAAGTTGAATGTCATTGGGGCAATGAGCCCATTGAAGAAGACCTACACTTTGGCCCTTCACCAGGAGATGGATGATGGTTAAATGCTTTAAATATAATCCTTATGTGAAAGGAACCCTACTAGGATTTGCAGATATCTTTGTTCCCAAGTGGGGAGTAGAGATCTATGGGTTAACATACCATCAGAAGGATGGGAAAAGGTGGGTAAACTTTCCCTCAAGAGAATACGAGAAAGATGGGGAGAAAAAAAGAATGTCCTACTTCAGGTTTCCTGATTCAGGTCATTACACTATTTTTTGTGAAAAGGTCAAAGAGGCCATAGAAATTAAAATCAAAGAAACTCAAGGAGAAAATAACGATGAGTCTAACAGCACGTTTTGTTTTTGATACGGGGCACCCGTTAGAAATTCAGGAAGTAACGAAAGAACAAAAGGACGACATGCTTAACAGCATCGAAAGCCAAAAGCCCTACATGTTTCAAAATGACGATAAGATGATTTGGGCTGATTTTAGTCACCTGAGGTATTTCTATTTCGTTCCTTATGTGAAGCCGGAGCCTCAAGGAGACCAAGAGACAGCTTAAAAATAAAATTAATCTTATATGATATAGTTAGAAGAACCCGAGAACCACTTTAGGGCTTATGGAATGGCAACGCGAAATCAGGGAGATTAAGACCCTCCGTGAAAACCCCGATAATCCACGCAGCTTATCAAAAAAACAAGGCGAAGAGCTTAAAAAATCACTTCGTAAGTTTGGGCAGTGTGAACCAATCGTTATCCAACCAGATGGAACGATTATCGGCGGTCATCAAAGATTCAAAGTGCTCAAGAAAATGGGGGCCAAGCACGTCGATGTGTACACTCCCCAAACTCCTTTATCAGATGCCGAAGTTAAAGAGCTCACAATCCGCCTTAACAAAAACCATGGTGATTGGGATTTCGATATGCTCGCAAACGTCTGGGACATTGACATTCTTCTCGAAAGTGGTTTTACGGCTGAAGAGCTTCATCTTGATATCTTAGAGGAAGAGACTAAACCAACCAAGTTTACTCTAACCGCTAAGTTCGAAAATGAAGATGACCTGAGAGAGGCGGAGATAGACATCAAGGCTGTAATCTCTAAGTACAACACCGCACGCTACAAGGTAAATATTAGATGAGAACTTTAGCCCAGGTCCTTCCTAAAATTCATACCCAGAAAGAACCAGTAATGGTTGATGGGATTCTTCGCAGGGGCAGAACTACTATCTATGGTGTAAAGGTCAGTACCGATCAAATGACATGTCAGGACTGCGGAAATACAGAAGGGTATACATGCAGAGACGGCAAACATAAGGTGTGGTTCTGTGGCAATGATAAATGCATTGAGACGGACTGCGCGATAACCCTCCAAAGAGATAGGGAAACCAAAAGAGTGAAGTTTTAAATGGGAAGACCTGAAAAACCAATAGACTGGAGCATCGTGGACAAGCTTCTCCAAGCGCACACTCCGGGTACTGAAATAGCTGCCAGTTTTGACATGCACCCTAACTCTTTTTATAGAAGAGTAGAGAAAGAGTTTAATTGTGGTTTTGATGAGTATTGTGCACAAAAGAGAAGTAAAGGAAAGAATAACCTCCGTTTAGCACAATTAAAAAACGCTTTAGAGGGAAACACTTCTATCCAAATCTGGCTCGGGAAGAACTGGCTGGGACAGAAGGATGAGCCCAAGGAAGAAAAGGAATTCGACGGTAATCTTTCCTTACTCTTAGACCTGCTTCAGAATATTAAAAATCCGGAGGAATTCAAAAAAGATGAAGTGGATTGATGTACGAGATTCTCTTCCGGAGCCCAACGCTGTTGTCCTCATTTATTGTGGGTTTGGAACAGAGAAAGATCCCTACATCCGAACCAGAAGATTTAGAAAAAAAACCTTCTGGAGAGAAAAGTCTCCCATCACTCATTGGATGCCATTACCATTACCCCCAGAGGAACATGAATCATCTGAAGAGGCGTAGTCTGTGTAAGAGCTGTCGGGTTTGTTTCGTAAGGGACAATGACACCCAAGTTTATTGTCACTCATGTCTAGAGACTGCTAAATCTCCCTATAAAGAATTCACGGAAAAGAAACAGAAAAGCTGCTTAATATGCCCCTCTCTTTTTATACCACGATTTGGAGAGTCAACATGTAGTCCTCAATGCAAGAAGGAACTGCAATCTCGGACCCAATCTCTTTATAAAAAGAAGAAAGAGGAAGAAGAAGCGAAAGAAGGAGTCT